ACAACGGGCGCTCCGGTCTCTTTCACGTACTTGTGCGTGGTGCCGTTGGAACTGGGTTCCATCGGCAACGTAGAGATAAAGGGAGAAGCCTTCAACAGGTCCGACACTTCAATGTCGGCCAAATCGAAGGCGTCGCCGATCAAGTCGGCGATGGCATGAAGATCATGCGCCATGAGATACCTCGCTAAAAAATGAGGAGCCGCACGGTCATCCGCGCAGCCCCTCAACGAGCAGCGAAGTGTTGAGCCTTCTAGCAGGTAGCTAATCCCGCTTCTTGCTCCGAATGAAACCGCGCGAATGAACGCGCGGCTCCGAATTGAACTACTTACAACGAATCTTGGACGCGAAACCATTTCGCGTCTTTTGATCGCCAGCGTCGAACGACACGGGCGAGTCTTCGCCAGCCGCAGAGAGTGCGGCGAGCTTTTGCTTGAGCGATGCAACTTCGGCGTGGAGTTCTTCCACTTGCTTATCGCGCGCTTCATCGAAGGTCAAACCTTCGGCGAACCACACTGCACCTCGCTCACCGAACTTGGTATGGAAGCGGGCTGCTTCCTCGCGTTCAGTTGGCGTCGGCTCCGTCGATTCAGGTTCCGTGACCGGATCGGTCACTTGCTCTGTTTCCATCTTGGTTTTCAACTCCAAATTATGGGTGGATAGAAAGCGCGATACGAAGCCGCGCACACGTTCAGGATCAAGACCGAGTTGCGTAGTCGCTGGTCGGTCGTCAGAAATGCCGAGCGCGAAAGACGCTAATGCGTCTGCCTGCTCGACGATGCCTTCCCGATGAAATAGGCCGCTTGGATTGGCAGCCGGTTCATCGACGGCATCGACCGCACGAAGCTCTGAGAGTCGAGCGTGCGGAAAGTTGTTTACGTTCAGTGGATCGGGACTCTTGAAGTCACCGTGATCGTCGGCATTCTCAGCCGCGAATCGTTGCATTTCGCCTTCGTCGAGCGAGAATACGATCGACAGGCCATACGCTTCGGGGTCTTCGTCGGCTAAGTCCATCAGGTATCCAGCCAAGTCGCCATCAGGCGTTCGGTGAGCGGATGCCGCGAAGTGCTGATCCGCAAGCGCTTGCCGGCCATCGGCGGACAGTTCGGCGTCCATGATCCGACCAACATGCTTACCCAGCCCGTCACCAGACATGCCGGGGTGAGTGAACCGCGATTTGACGCCGAGTTCATTGGCATTGATCGCATCGCTCACTTGCTGCACCATGCGAGAGTCGATCCACAGTTCGTGGCCGAGCGCCTCACCTTGCGTAATCACGGATACGTCGTGAATCACACCGGCACCATAGTGGCCGTCCGTGCGATCGACGCTCGATGCGCCACGGCTCATCGCCCGAAAGTATTTGGGCGGACTAGCTAATACTTCATTCATTCTCAGTTCCCACTGTGATTTCAGGACGAAACGCCGAGCTATCCGCGAACACCAAGGGCACGTTTTGGCTCCGGGCATACGCCATCGCTGCCGCGATTTCGTCGATGTTGGTTTCAAAGTTGGTGCCGATCTCACGGCACACCCGTTGCGGGCTGGTGACGCCCATTGCGATTCCCATCGCTTGACCACGCGCTTCCTTCACCGGGTCCCACCAGGGGACGCCACCGGGGACGAACTCCCATGCGAGAAATTCAAAACCCTTGCCGCTGGGCAAGTCGAGTTCGCCGGTTTCGATCCCGATGCCGGCGCGCCAGCGAAAGTGTTCGTCTTGGAACTCTTGCAGGTCACGAACCTTCGAGTCGCACGAATGGAGATACTGAATCAATCCACCGCGACTGCCATAGAAGTTCGTGAAGGATTCATCGAAGAACGAATAGGGAATGTCGAGCGATCGCAGTGCAATGTGGACCATCAATTTGAGAAATTCGACAGTCTCGGCACTGGGCGTCTTGCTCTCGACGACCTCAATGCGTTCGCCTGGATCGAGTTCGGTGACGAACGGACCTTGTTTGAGGTCGATCCGCGGCGCAGAGTCATTGACCCCATCGCCATCGGCGTCTTCGGTATACGTCGCCGTGCCGGGACCAGTAAATGGTCCCAGGCTGCCCACATCCGTGAGCACTTGCAGGCCAAAGAGTTGGCCCACTTTCATCTTGGCTAGGGCGTAGTCAAATCCTTCATAGCAGTCTCGATACCAATTGAGAGCGCTGGTGATCGGCGAGATGCCTCGCACTTGGTCGTAGCGGAACTCGTAAGCTGCATGGGGTAGGACATTGCGAGCCGGTACGATCCGCTGTAGCTCTTTGCGGGTGTTGCCGATGCGGCGACAGATACCATAGGCGAGTGCGCGACCTGTATTCGGATCAATGCGAACGCCATTAACCCAGTCGTCGCCACCTTCGGGATTTGCGATGCGGTCGCCTTCAAGTGCTTGAATGCGTCCATCACGGAGCTTGAGCCAGTAGCAATCACCATCCACAATTCTGCCCGCTTCGACCAACCGGATCGCGCGACGGTGGGAGTGGCGAGCCGCCACGTCGAAGTTGTATTTTTTAGTTCGCTCAACCCACCACTGTTCGAGATAGCGGTTGAAGCCTTCATCCGATGTCTTCGCCTGGAATGTGAAGTCGGCTACGAAGTCGAGGTGCTTTCTGATGGCCCACGCCGCGATGGAAAAATTGCGAGCTAGGTCACGGGTGCTCCCCGATAGGATCAGGCGAGATCGGGCATCCGCGTGGACATCTTCGTGACTGGTGCGGCTGGCCGGTGGGCGGCGACGGCCACGACCATCGGTGGCATCGTAGCCGCGATGGAATCGTTTCGTGATATTCTGAATCAGATTCACCAAGCGCCTCCCAGATTCATCGTGGAGACCTTCGGTCGAACCATCGACAAGTCACCTTGCAACCGACGCAGTTCCGCGAGTCGCTTCGTGGCATGTTCGAGGTTGAAGTTGGTGCTCAGCCCGTCAGTTGACACACTGTTGGTGGCACTGTTGATGAGTTGTTCAAGTTGCGCAATCTCTGCGCTGAAATCGGGCATATCCGTATCCTTACGGGAGATAAGTTTTGGCGACCGCAACCTGACCACATTCGCAGCGGACGCGAGTCCAGCGGATTGCGATGTAGTCAAAGCCGTCTGGCAGAGTGCCAGCGATCGGACGATGGATGACCGGTGCATCGGGAATCGGTGAGAGCTTCAGCGATCCGCATTTGACGCACTTATGCGGCGTAGTAGGTGCGGCGATTTCGCTTTGGCTGCGCCGGCGCTTCTTTGACATTCGTAATTCCGCAGCGTGAGGCCGCGACCATGTTGCCGACCGCACAGTCGAAACGGTGGTTGTCGGCGTTGGGTTTGAGGGAAAATTCAAATACTGATCGGCTGCCCACGGTGACTTCGGTCGCCTTTTCTGCGCGGTAGTGATCCGCCGTGAGTCGATGATCGAGTGGGTTCGCTTTGAAAAGTTGCAGCGAACCTTGGCTGCCCTTTGGCAGTGCCAACCCGCGATGGAAGCGAGTCTTAAAATAGTTCGTGTCGAAGATGATGCCGGGCACTTCGCCCGGTCGTGGCTTCGTGAACAGCCATTCGGGACCGGCTTTCTGCTTGCGAGCATCTGCCCATTGCGACATCGGAGTGTTCTTCGCGCCAATGCCTTTACCGAATGATGGATGCAAGCTGGCCGAGAATTGCGATCGGCTCAGTCCGCGAACGATTACGTCGCGCATCTCGCCGTTTGCATCGACAAGGCAACAGCGAATGCGAAGTGGAACTCCGTCGCTGCGCTGCCATTCCCGACGCATGATTCCACTTTCGCCATGCAGCAGTTCATCGAGTGCCGCCGTCACGACGGCTTCGGCGTCCCGCCCTGGATAGAGCTTCGACAGCCGCTTTAAGATGCTGCGGTGGGCAAAGTATTTACGGCGTTGATCCGGGAAGGTGAATCCTTCGATCAAGTAGCCGGTGAAATTTGGTTCCCACCCCCACACTTCGCAATAGAAGATGTCGGGATGGATGTCCACGAATGCCGTGAGCGTCGTGACTTCGGCTGGCACCTGTCCGACAGGGAAGTCGGATTGCTTGTTGCAGATGTCATCGACCGAGAGCATCAACAGTCCGGTCGTTTCGCGGACAGGTTGATTCTGGCATTCGGCAAGAAAGCTCGCTTCGCCTGTGTCGATCAGAATGTTGTAGGCGTGCTGGATCGCGCTCGCTTCGTGGTCGTTGAAACAACTGGCCCACGTCGCTACTGCGCCGGCATCCAACCGCTCGCGGTTCGCGGCGTAGTATTCGTTTGCTTCGAGTTCGGCACGGGCTTTGTCGTCGTCATCGTCCGGGTTGTAGGAACGTCGCAGTTCCGTATATTTGCCGAGCCACTCATCGTGGGCTGTGCTGTAGGATTTGACCATCGGCACCTTCATGGTGCGCCAGGCCGGATGCTTTTTCGGATCGGCCAATTGGTCGATTAAGTCATCCGGCTCGATGATCGTGGCATTCAGCACGATCGCCAGACGGCTGTTGTGACTGCCCATCCGCAACACGGTCTTCGTGAGGATGTTCAGTCGCTTCTGCGTCTGCGTTGCGCTCAGCGCCGACTCGTCGGTCTGAATGTCGTCGGCCATTACGAAATCAGGCCGCTGCTGCTTGCCATCCGGTCGCTTGAATCGCAGGCCGCGAAGACCTTTCGATGTGATGCCGCGCGACATGATGATCGCGCCGCTGCCAGCAAATCCTGCGACGGTGGGCAGAACGATTCGATCGGCTGTCCACTCGATGTGCGTCGGCTTGCCGCCGATCGTTTGCTTCGCCGCTCGTTGCGGTACGCCTTCCAGAGAACGTGCGGCATGGCACGCTTCCGGGAAGATTTGCATCAGGGCGTCGTTCGTCTCGAACTCGAATTGAATCGAGTCGAGAGCCGCTTTGGCCATTTCGTCCGTGGCCGCAATCGGCACAAAAAACGCGCGATGTCCAAAGCCAGCCGCCCAGATCGCGGAGCACTCCGTGATCGTGGATTTTCCGAACCCACGAAACACGATGAACAGTTCTTGCCCACCGTGGAGAATCGCATCCTGCGTTCGCTGAATGACTCGTCGGTGATCTTCCGAAAGCGGCGAGAGACCGAGCGAAGCGGGAAAGCATTCGGTCAGGAACAACCACAGATCGTTCTTGTAACGATCGTAGAGTTCCTGATTTCGCGGTGGCGGATTGCCGATCTCGGCAACTTGCCGGCTGGCAACCCGCGACTTCTCCGCCATCAACTGGCGGTGCTTCTCGGCAGCCGTGATGCCGGCTGCCCGTTCCGCGTCACGAAGGAGCCGACCCTGTTCTCGGTGTTTGCGTCTCGCTTCGGTGAGGTCGATCAATGTTATGGAGCGCTACGGTCGGACTTGCGCCGCCTTCAACCACATGGTTAGTGGTCGCATCACTGTCAATGCTTGTAGCGCGAATGGGATAAGGCAGGCGAAGAGATTCAACCTGCGATTTGATTTGTTTGTCGAGCGGCATCACGTAACGATGCTTGCCGGGGACTTTCACTTTCGTGGTGCCGGCCGGTGGCGTGCGCTTCGTATTCCAACCTTGGCCGGACCAACGCCGCTCGTGCGTCATGGTTCCGTCCGGCAGTCGATACATCACGCTCGGTGAACTCGTGCCGGTGTAAATCCAGCCGCCGCCTTGATAGATGCCGCCGTGATGACCTTGATAGGGATCAGCGAACGAGACACAGACTCGCAGTCCGGGATTGTGCTTCTTGAGCATCCGCAGTGCGATGGCGATCATTCGCGTGACGGGCGTCTCGTGCGATCGCAACGCGACTCGAACAAGCTCGCAAACCTCGAATACTTTGAGACCGTAGGGTTTGCAGAGCGAGGCCGATGCACCTAAGCCGAAGATGATCGCGCCGCGAAACTCGTCATCTTCCCACACGCCGATGTAGTTGTTCTTGCCCATCGGCAACGTGCGACTGTAGTGCCAATGCTTGCACGCAAAAAGGGCCGCTTCGCGCGTGATCCAATCAAGGTGTAAATTCGTGTTCACAGTTCGGACAGGTGACTGTCTTCTTTTGGTCTAACTTGCTCTGCGATTCGCCAGTCGTCGCCTCAAAGTCAGGCGGGACGATGCCTTCGTCTTCCGCGACCTTGGCCAACATCTGCTGTAAGGCTTCACAGCCAGTGTCGATCTCACGCAATAGCTCGTCGAGCTTCACAACGTCCGCAGTTGCCATCGCGGCGAGCGGATCGAGCGTCGCCAACACCTTCGCGGCTTCGGCTTCGGTGAGATCGAGGACGAGAACCGGAACGGTTTGATCGGGGGTCGTCTCCGCACGGAGATGTCCGTCCACAAGTTCCAGGCTGCCATCGGGCAATTCACGGGCCAGTAAAGCGTCGGCAAAACCGACTTCGGCCAGCAGTCCGCGAAGTGCGTCCTGTTGATGTTGGGGGTGCTTGCGCCAATTGCGAGGATTTGGCCGCAATTCTGCGGCGTTTACCCTGCGTAGCTCTCGGATTCGGTCACGGATCAGCATGGATTAAATAAGTAAAGAATGTCTGGACCCGCTGCTTTTCCATAGGGCCTAGAGGGTGAGTTGCGGATAAAGTCCCTACGCTTTAACGATCAACGTCACTTCGCCGATGCTTGTTCCGCCACCGTCGCTGTCATCGTATGATGCGGTCACGGTGATGACGTAGGTTCCAACGAGCAACGCTTCGATATTGAATTTGGCTTGGCTACGATCTACACCTTGATCTGATGGATCAATGACGATGCCGTTCTCCGTGCCTTCAACAACGATCGAGTCGAGCGAAATCAATCGGCCGTTGTTTGGCAGATCGTTACGGAAGTCAACAGCATACGGTTGACTCTCACCAACTTCTCGCACGATCGGCAATTCGCCGCGAAGGCCGTCGCCAGGTTTGAGAATCCATGTGCGTGATGCGGGAACGGGAACTTGAATGACGGGGATCGTGACGCCACCAGCTTGAATATCGCCGATGTCGTCGGCGAGCGTGGTTTGCGGTGTACCGATTTTTGTATTGATTGTGGTCGTAGTCGTCGCTGCTGATTCGGCAGCGCTTTGCGCGGCCGCGATGCCGGCGTTGTTGGGCGTTACCGTGTTCGCACCGTCCGTGCCGCGCATGTTGGTTGATTCGCTCTTGAGCGCGCCGCTTGTCCCAGTGAAGTCGAGGAGGTCGGTCTTCGTTTGAATGTCTCCCGCAATCTGTGCGGCTGTGGTCGCTGCTGCTTCGGCACTACCGGCAGAGTTCTGAATGGCTGATAGTGTCGATAGAAGTTCGTTGGCTGTGGCGTTTGGCAAATCCGCATCACCGATCGCGGTATCAACTTCGGCATTCACTTGCGCGGCCGATAGATCATTGAAGCCAGTCACGCCAATGCCCTTGGCAAGCACGATGTTGGTGCCGGCCGTGAGCAGTCGCTCGGTCGTGCTCCAAACCGAATCAAATGCGCCAGACGCAAACTTCGCTGCGGTGAGTGCAGCCGATGCGATTTTGTTTGCAGTGATCGCGCCATCGGTGAGATTCATTTGATCGCCAGTGGCGGCGATGTCCTGTCCGTCGCGGTTGTCGGCGCGGACGCCAACGCCTGCAAAGGCGGTAGCTCCGTTGCCGAGTAATCGGCCACTAACGTTGCCCGTCACACCCGATACGAATCCGACTACATTGCCACCGACGTTGCCGACAACGCTGTTGACGCTGCCGGGGAAATTGCCGGTGGCGTCGTTCATTTGTATATCGCCGTCGATGTTGTTGGTTCCGGCCAGCGTGCTCTTGGTGGGCAGCTTGCTGCTGATCGTCGTGGCGAGCGTGTCGAGGTCGATGATCGTGCCAGCGCCGGAGAACTTGGTGCGGTTCGCAGACAAGCCTTCGATCGTCACTTGAGAGCCGGACGCTGCTGAAATGTCGATCGCCGAACCAGCGCCTGCGGCAGACGTATGAATCTCGCAATCCCGCAGCGAGACCGCACCGGAGTCAACTTGGACAGCGATCGCGTCTCCATCACCGCTGAGTATATTAGTCGAGAACAGGCAATTCTCGATTAGGAGTGAGCCGTTCGGGACAACTGCGGCGGGGTCGCTCGCAAAACGAATCGCGGTGGTCGCTGTAGCATTGGTGCTAATGTTGTGGAAGTAACACTTCCGAATGACAACCGGCCCCGCCCCGTTAGTGACCGCAACGATACCACGACTGCCGGCCCCGGTGGTCGAAAAGTTGCAGCCGATGAACTCGACGTTGCGAGAACCACCGATGTTCACCACGTCGCCAGTGTCCGTGTCAAATTCGCAATCAACGCATGTTACTCGTCTAGCCGACGTAATTGTCGCTGCGGTCGCATCGCCTCGTAACAGGCAGCGGTACAGCGTGAGGTCTTCGGCCAGGTCGGCATTAAGTGCGGACTCACCATTGCTATGCTCGAACGATAGATTCTTTAGCGTGACTGAATTTGAACTGATGTTGAGAGTGTTCCCGACACCGTCGAAAACAATAGAGGTGCTTGTATCAGCGTCGCCATCTAACGTGAGGCCATCAATCGAAATAGTAAGGCTGGCTGCGATCGGTTCAAAATCGCCGCTAATTCGGATCGTGTCTGTGTTCTGAGCAACAGCGATTGCATCGGCTATGTCGTCGTATGGAGCACTGCTCGTGCCGGGATTCGCGCTATCGCCGGTCGATGAGTTGACAAACCAAATCCGTCCACCCCGCTCGTTGAAGGTGCCGCCGATGTGCCGCCACCACCCGTCTTGTGACAGGAGCGTGTATCGGTCAATGAGCGGCTCGACTGCATCGGCGTGATCGACGGCAATCACCAATTCAGTAGCATCCGCCTCGTCATCGTGAAGCGTGTACTTCCACTGGTCGGTTTCTTCAAGATCGAGCGTTCCGGCAGCGTCGTCCCACGTGCCGTCGATTGAAACGCGAGCCGTGGCGCTCGACGTTAGTCGTGCGCCGGTGATTCGATTGACGAGCGAGCCGGCCAAATGAACTTCTTGGCCGCTCACTCCCTGGATGAGAGTCTGCATTAGTTGCGTCGCCGTTTGAACCACGGCGGAAAGATGATTCGACGGCCACTGCCGCCGTTGTAGAGGTCGCTGATTTCGGAACCGGACAGTGCGCGATTCCAGGCTGCGAACTGGTCAAGACGACCATCAAGGTTGTTGGCAGCGAGAGGCGAGAAGTTGGTGTGGTTCGAGCCGAGCCACAGCACGTCCGTATCGTGGCTTGCGAGTGTGCGAGCGGCGGTGGCGGAACCGTCGCTAACTGCATTCAGATAGAGAGTCCAACTGTCGCCAGATTTTGTCAGAGCAACGTGATACCAAGTGTTGATGCTCAGCGTAGTTGCACCCGTGATGATCGAACCAGCGGATGAGTTGATCCGTGCAAACACAGCCACTTTCGTATCTGCATCCGTAAAGATGCCGATGTCGTCAGTGCCATTTGCTGTTTTCCAAACGATGAAGTCGTTTCGGCCCGTGGCGTCGATCCATAGCCAAGTCGCCCACGTCAGATCGTTGGTCTCGCCGCTTCGCAATGGCGCGCCGACGTTTGTCGTCACGTAGTCATTTGTGCCATCGAACTCGACGGCTGCGCCGAGTTTGCCGGATGTCCAGCCGACGCCGTTGACGAGTGTGCCGTTGAAGCTGCCACTCGAATCGTTCGCGGTGGTGCCGGTGCCTTCGTCAAACTCAAGGCAGATTTGGAGATTGTCTTGTAGAGCCATGATTTGAGAGCGGTGGCCGGCATCCTTGCGGGCCACCGCATGTACCGACCAGAAGGGCCGGTCGCGCGGCGCTAGAGATTAGGCGGTGAGAACGGGAGCGGGTGAGATAGGTGAACTTGCGGCCAGCTTCGTGGCATCGAGTCGAGATTGAATGTACGCCCGTGATTCGTGATTCATCAGCTTGACCTCGAAAACACGACTGAACACTTCGTCGAATTCTTTGATGATTTCGGCTTCACCACCTTCGACGAATAGTTTGATCCAATCCAGGATACATTTACCCATACCGGACCAATCGCCCACCGAGTAGCAGATCAGAAACTCAGGAATGCGTTTCAGGCCATAGCGGCTCAAAACTCCGGCGAGTTGGGCCGCGCCGCGCCGTCGCTTTTCTTGTGCGGTGTCCTTGCGGAACAACCACGCGCCGACGACCGCGCCGACAACAGTGATGAGCATGAGGCTCAGCAAAAAATTAGAACTTAAAAACATTGGTTACTCCTCGTAGCTCTTTTTCCATTGCCATGCGACGCCAGCAAAAGTTGACGCTACACCCGCAATGGCCAGCATCCACCACTTGCCCTGCATCGCGTTTGAATTGGTGAAAACATCCGGCTGTGGCTTCGGTTCCGGTTCATCGGGAGCCACGGTGTAGTGAAAGTGCAGGTTCGGCTGTGGTTCGGCGTTGTGCCGACGCAGCGTTGCATTGAGGCAGTTGACCATCGCATCGGATGTCAGCGGGATGTTGCTGCCGGAGACCTGACAGATGGTCTCGCCATTTGCCTTTTGGATTCGTACACACGGCAATTGATCCACGGTCGTCGCGTATCGAGCTTTGTAGATCGTGGAATTTGAATCGAGCGTGTGGAAATGAGTCTTCGCTTTCAATTCGGCGAGACTTGGATTCTGGTCAAACCACGTGCATAGCTGTCGGTACTGCGGATCAGTAGGGTTGCCGATGACAGTACAATAGGTTTTGTTTTGATCGGCCGGAAGCTCGACGACTCGGCTGGACTGGTACATACAGCCGCCGTTGGCGTCACATCGCCACTCGTTGGCGAACGTTGGCGTGCCAATCAGACACGCAATTAGGAGAAGTTGTTTCATTCGGAACTCCATCTATTTTGGAAGGGGCGGAGCCGG